AGTACCTGTGCTTTTTTTATCCCAAAAAGCTACAATTCTATCTGAAGAATTAACTATATCTGTATTTCTTGTTAAAGCTGCTTTTGCAAAACCAGAAATATTAATTAATCTTTGATCCGGTACATATTCTTTAACAGGTATACCTTTAGATCTAGCCCATTCTACACCATATGTATCAGCACCTTTGGCCCCACCAGATATAACTAAAGATGGTTTACCATGTTTAGAAACATATTTATCCATTTTCTCAAACACATATTTTTTTGGATTTTTTATTTTTATATTCCAAACTTGTCCTACTTTGTTAGTCCATACTCTACTACCAACTATACCTAATTTGTAAGTCACACTAACAATTCCATGCTCTTAAAGATTTATTAATTCTACTGTTGGGATCTCTAGCTGTTTTAGCAGAAGTAAGTTTAGACTTCATGCCACTCATTCTTGCACAGAAAGATGCTCTGCGTTTGTTACCAACTTTTTTACTTGGTGCTTTTAAAGTACCACCAGTTTGTCTTTTATAACTTGCACGACCTTTAGCATTTAATCCACCTTTTGGATTTTTACCTTCTTTACGTTGCCAAGCAGCACTTTTCATTTGCACCTACAGTTATGTTTTCTATTGCACCTGTTAGCGTACAACTTACGCCAAGTATAATTTTCTATTCTACCTGCAATGTGATTGATAAACTTCATTATTGATTCCATGCTAAATACATCCCTTCTAAAATTGTTTCTTCATCATATGGTTGAACCCCGTTTTCCATTTCAATAATAGCTTTAACGATAGGTAAGTAGTCTTCTATAGTATTTTCTAAATTTTGTAGTATTCCTACACCTGCTTTAGCAGAGATAAATTCTTTATAACTCTCTGTGTTATTTTCAATAGGTGGAGCATAACGATTAACAATAGAGTAGATATTAGTTAATCCATAACTTCTGTAAGTAATCAGTATCTTACTTAATGCTCTAATTCCGTATTTAGGACTTTCAAATATAAAAAATGTATTGTCGGTTTGTTCATCTTTAGGAACAAGTCCATTCCAATCAACTGAGTTTTTCTTTATGTTTCCTGGATTATTGTTTCTAATCCCTCTAGGAATAAATTTTTCCGATCCATCGTCCATGTTTATCTAACACCATTGGTATAAGTTTAGGTAGTCCTTGTATTATACCAGCACAGCCTATGATAGGTCTAGCCCTTTGAGTTTTGTTGTATCTAAAAGCTAATGAGTCTTTATCAATTAGGCAGCCAACTTGTAATCCATAATACAACCCTAAAGAATTTCCATAGTATTTAATATTAAATGAACTGTGATAATGCCCTTGTACGCAACTCATTCCCATAGATTGAGCAAGTGTAAGTACATCAGCAATCTTTCCATGACAGAAATAAACGGGGCCAAGAGGAGTTGTAAGTGTTAGGTCATCATGCCATTGCCATCCTTTACCTACCTGTAGAAAATCATTGTAGTGTTTAAGATATGCTTTTGGTATTCCATATTTTAATGATCTCCTGTAAACAAGCGATCCGTGATTTGAATCTAAAAGATCAACGTGAGGAAATAGCTTCTCCATTTCTTTTATAATAGGTAATGATATTCTTAGTTCATCTCCTGCACTAGGAAGATCTGGATCATTATCGTGAAATGATAAAGCGTGTTTATCTAATTCATCACCGATATGAACCACCTTATCTGGGTTAAGTTGTTTTTTAACTTCCTTTAGAAAAGGAAATAAATCCTTGTGATGGTAAGGAACATGAGTGTCAGATATGACAAGTATTGATTTATACATTCTTAATTTATACTAGTATTTGTTTTAAAAATCTACCTACGATTTTAGAACAGTGTTTCGTATGGAGATCTAGCTAAGCCTTTTAATTTGTATGCACTGGTACGAGGGCCTTTGTATCTTGGATGACCTAGTTGTCCTAATACATAATCTAAGCCAACGTCAGAAGCTAAGTCTGCACTAATACCTTCTTGTTCGTATCTATCAGATATTGTTCTTACAGAACTAAGTAACCAAATAGGCAAGAATTTTTCACCTGCTTTACCACCAATCTTTATGGCTTTTTCAATAGCGTTATCATCTTTAGTAGTTAAATTAGGACTCCACTTAGTAGTTAAATATTGTTTATTAGTAAGTATCTCGATTACTCCTCTTGGTAAGGATCCTATTTTTTTAAGAGCAGTATTTTGAGGATCAGTAATCCAATGGAATGGCTCCATTAATTGTTTACTAAATGTAAGTACTTGTCCATCACCAAGATCTATTCTAGTAGGATCTTTGTTTTCTAATTGAGAATGACCACTAAACATATAGTTTAATCCAGTACCAATAGTTCCATACATTAATGCTGCTCTTGCAAAGTATGCTTGATACATACTTCTAGCCATAGGATCTGATTCAAACAAAGGAAGACTCTTTCCAATAATTCTAAGATTACTTATTGTCCAATCAGGAGCAAACATTAGTAACTGCATATACCCTCTAGAGCCTGGAGCAAATAAAGTCTGTGCTAATTTTTTGTATGTTGGATTTGTTATTTTTTGTGTAATTGCTGTCCAGTCTTGTCCACCAAAAGCATCATTAGTAAACTGTGCGGCTATTGTAGCTTTATGATAAACAACAGATTTAGTATCTCCTGGTTTTACTATTTTATCTAGCTGTCTTAAGAATGTATAAATTTTAGCTTGTGAAAATAAACGATCCCAAGTAATTCTATCAAACCATTTAAAAACCTTTTCTATTTTCCCAGTTGCTTTAAGACCAAATTGATGATTAATAAGCTGTTCTGTTTGTCTTATATTTGCATAGAATCTATCAAAGCCAACATCTTCTGGAGTAGAAATTTTTAATCTAGATGCTTTAGCAAAATCAACTAGATTTTTAAACCCAAATTTATTAGCTGCTGTTTGAAGATTATCCATATTCTTAATTGTTAGTGATGGATTTTCAATCATCTCAAGAATTTCTTGTCTGCTTTTTGGATTTAAAAATTTACCTATTGTTTTAAATGAAGTTCCAGCAAAAAACATACTTTCAACTAAAGCACCAGCATGAAAGAATGACGCTGCTACAGCTAATCGTTTCATCATTAGATTGACAGTAAACAATGCTCCCATTAGTTTTGGCTCATCACTTGCATCAAATATCATTTCTAAAGATTTTATTATATCTTGATGTACATAAACTTCTTGATCTCCTAAAATACGATGCTTATATGGTCTAAACTGTTCTTCGTAATACTTAGGTATAAATTGTCTATCTCTTTTATTGTAAAATAAACGAAGACTTATTGGGTTGTTACTAGCAGTTTTACCAACAACAATATTTCTATTGCTTAAATAATGTATTAAGTTTTTATTAGTTAATGCTTTAGATAAAGCAAATGTGTATACTCTCAACAATTCAGCAGGATCATCCATGCCAGGTTTAATTCTTTTACCAGCTTTTAATGCTTCGTTAATAGAATCAAAGGTACGTTTATAGAAAAATCTACTTGAAGTAGAGGCATTACCAAAGCTACGTATTGTATCATCTGTGTAATTAAATCTATTTGCACCACGAAAGTCATCAAATATTAAAGGTAAGTAATTGCTTCTATAGTTAAATGTAAAAGGAATGTCTTTAAATTCTCTTTGTAATGTATCGTAAATAGTATCTAATGTTTTACGTATCATTTCTGCACCTTCTAATTCCAATGAAGTTAAGTCAAGTTTAGTTAAGGCTCTGCCTCTAGGATTGAAATTTAACTTATCATCAACTGTGGTGCCTTGTATGTAATGGAATATTTTCCTACGACTAGTAGGTTCAGGAACAGCATTTTTAAACATAACAATAACATTACTAGCTTCGCTATTTACTCTAGCATTTAGAATATTAGTAGCTTGTTCCATTATTTCAAAATCAACTGTAGCTTGAGGAACTTTCTTTGCCCAACCAAATGCTTTAGCTAATCCTTTATATGCAGCGTACACACCTACTCCAGCACTAAAACCAATTAAAGATTCTTTTAATTTTTCATCTTCTTCTGTTAAGAATTGAGCAACTGCACCTATTGCTCCTAGACTACTAGCTTTAATAGCAGAGCTTTTAATGGCATCATAAGCTGATTCTCTAACTGTTCTTACACTAGAGGTAATAGAAGCTGCTTCAGCTTCAGCTTTAGTAAATCTAAAAGGTTTACCACCAAGAATAATTTCATGTCTTGTTACTGGATCTAAATCTTTAATTGTAGATCTAAGATCTTTTAAGGTATCATCTAGTGATCTAATAACTCCATTTTCATTAAATTCTAAAGCGTCTAAAGGATTCTTATAACTTTTAATACGATTAATAAATGCTGCATTAAACTTTTCTGGAGCAATACCTATATCTCTACTAGCTAAAGCTGATATACCACCAAATGCTAATGAGGTAAGTAATCCAGCTGTTGCCCCAAAAGTAGTTTCTGCTGTAGTACGACTTGCTGAGATCTCACCTTTTTCACCTAATTGTAATCCAGTGCTAAAAGCAAATGGTAATAACACAGATGCCATTGCACCATGTTTAATATCTCGTTTAGCTTGTAACGCAATTAGATCTTTAGTGGTTGAAGGTAATGATTTAAACTTACTTGAGTATTTAAGTTTACCAGCATTAACAACACCTCTACCTAATTTAGCAAACAAAGTAGCAGGTAATAATATTAAATAAGGATCCGCTAATAGCATATTAACTAACTCCCCACCAACTACTCCAGGATATTTCTTAGCCATTTTAACTATTTCACCAGCATCAAAAGACTGTTCACCTTCTTCTAACAGATAACCATATTTTTTGTATACACGTTCAGCTTCTTTATACTGACCTGTTCCTTGTAATTGAGGGTATGCTTGTAAGAATTTTAATGCTTTTTCAGCTTGGACTTTTTTAGTATTACCAGTAACGTATTGATATAAGGATGCAGGTAAAGATTCTTCAAAAATTAACTCCATAGGATTACGTAGAGTTGAGAAGAATCCAGGTGGTGTTTGTTCTTGTACTTGAGTAGGATCTGCTAAAGGATCGTTTAGATCTTGGACAGGATCTTTTAGATTTGTATCATTGAGATACAACTCATTAGACATTTAAAATCCCCAGTCACGTTCTAATTGTTTTTGATTTGACCATTCTTCAAAAGTAAGTCCTTTTTCTTTTAGAGTATTGTTTTTAAAAGAACTTCCTTTTGCTTTTCCAGTAAATTTTTCTAATGTTTTTGAGTAAATGTTTTGAGATTTATCTGAAACTTTTTTGTTTAGTTTTGAAAATCTTACATCTTGGCTAAGTTTATACTTAGGTATTTTTCTAATTTTTTGAGTACCTTGAAACATAACTCCCCCACCCCAATTTTTAGTTGGTACAAATTCTTGTCCTTTACGATATGTAACAGGGAAACCTTCTCTATGTATTGCTTCTCCTTTTTTAACTTTTTTATTAAATTTATTTGTACCTCTTGGGCCTTTTAATATTTTGTCATCTGCTTTGTAAGTATAAGAACGAGATTCTCTTGTTTGAAATTTTTGCACAGGTATTACGAATTGACTTTTTTGTTTCTTCATCATTCTAGCACTACCTAATGTTCTAGCAGATTTAATCTGATTTGCTTGATATCGTCTTTCTCTTTGTAAACCTTTTTTAAGTTTTGAAAAATAAGACTTAGATTCTGTCCTAAGTGCTATACTTTCTCCAGCCATTTCTCTAATAGATTTATCACTAAATCCTAGATATTGTGGTGCATCTCCTAAAGTATCTCTTGAATGTTGTAAAGCAGACTTGTCAACAGCATCTGAAAAAGCTACTGGTGATTGAGATTTTTGTGGTGGAAGTTTTATAGTGTCAGGTCTTTTACCTACAATTCCAAATTCCGAAGGATGTATTTTAGGTTTATTACCTATTCTTTTAACTGTTTTAAATATTGAAAATCTACCAAATTTCATTAAAAGTAATCAGGAAATCTTGCCTTTAAGATTTTTACTGCTCTTGCTCTAGATACATTCTTAAGTTGTGGATTGGATTCCAATAACATACTTACCACTTTAGAATCATCATTGTTAATAATAGTTCCGTTAGTTTCTGATACAAACATTTCTGGGCCTTCTTCACCTACTATATAATCTTTACCAGCTTTGACTGGGCCACCTTTAGCTCTAAAACTTTTTTCTGTTTTAGAAACTTTAGCTGTAATTGATCCAGGTATTATACCAAATAAAGATCCTTTTTGTTTATCAATCTCTCCAGATAAAATTAAATCGTCTACAGCTTTACGATAATGTTTTGGCTCTAATCTAACTCTTTTTCCCCCAGAACTTGCAGCTTCTTTTTCTGCTAGTGCTTGAGCTTTGTCTGCAACTTTGTCTAGAGCTTCTTGATATAAAGCCTCTTGGTTAGTATCTAGATTTTTAAGTTTGTCTAGCCATCCTGGCCCACCAACATTCATTGCAGTTAATGCAGCTTCAGCTTGTTTTCTTTGAGCATCAGATATGGGTGCTACAACTTTAGATCTAGCTTTAATTCTATCTGCATACGCAGCAGAAATTGTTCCAGCTTTAACTGCCGCATCAAATACTCCACTACCAATAGATTGTCCTTGTGCTGAACTTTGTAATATAGACATACCTAATAAGAAACCAGGATTAGCCATCAAACCTTCAAATCCACCTTTTTTTTTCCAGTTTTCAGACATCTTGTCCATATCCATACCAAATATATTTTTAAACAAACCAGGATTTTTTCCTAATTCAGTTATAGCATTTGGTTTTTCTGGAGGAACTACACCATTGGTAGATATATCGGTTGCTTTAACTACAGGTGAATTCTTTTCAAATGCTGTTCCAGCTACAAGAGGAGATTCTTTTCTTTGATAATCTGGATTTGGAACAATTGTTTTTTGCTTTTCAGGATTAAGAAAATCAGGTAGGTTGCTTCTAGAATCTGGTTTGTAATTAGGATTGGGTGCTTCAAAAGGTCGTTCAAAATCTGAATTCATTCCACTAGCATCATCTAAACTTCCATTAAGTAATGATTGCATACCTGTAGATTTTTTTAGTAATTCGTCTAGTATTCCCATTATAATATTCCTCTATCTAAATTATTCTTTTTTAAGTAGTCATAAAATGGACTAGCTGAAACAGCATTGTTTCCATAGGGTGACATAGGTGCAGTCAATAAAGATCCTAAATTTTGTTTAGCTGTATTGTATGCACTTTGAAAAGATAGTGTACCACTTTGTGTAGAACTTGGGTACTGTTGTGTAAAATTTTTAGCTGCTGAAGGCCCTGTATATTGATTGGCTACTTGAGTTAATATTTGAGAAATTTGACTTTCATTATAGCTATCACCACCACCTGAGTTTTCAGAATTTGCAGAGCTTGTAGAGGTACTAGTCGCTGGAGTACCATAAATACTATTAATAGCATATGCAAGTGACAAACCAGGGATTCCAGTTAGTGCACTAATAGCGTTTAATCCAAGTGTTGTTCCTGGATTTCCTTTCATATAATTTGCTATATTTGTCATTTTAGAACCAATTTGGCTATATGAACTAAAAGTTCCTTGTCCAACAGAATCCGCACCAGAAGCAGTAGCAGCATCGTTAGCTGCTTCACTTCCTAAATCTCCAGTATCTACTTGATCTTGTGGTGAAGTAGTAAAACCAGCATCAGGATCATAACCACCAAAACTATCTGTGCTATCTGCTCCTACGGAAGCATTTCCAGCATTAGTAGATGCATCATTAGCTGCTTCGGAACCCATATCTCCTGAGTCAGTAGAATCTGATCCACCACCACCACTATCACTACCTGCTCCTTCAGAACCACCGCCACCACCATTTAAACTTCTAAGTCCAGCTGGGCCAAGATTGGCTTTTCCATCAGGCATAGAGTTATGTAAATCTTTTTTAATAAGAAGTTTTATTTCGTCATCTGTAATATAAACTAAATGAGATAATGGATGATCTGGTGCAGATCTCCATTTGATAGGAGCCGATACAATTTTTTGTTTACCGAGGTAGTTTAATACACCACCTTGTTTAACTGGTACAATCTTCATAACTATAATAAGCCACCTAATGCACCTAATATTGCTCCATAAGTTCCACCACTACTTCCACCTACTGCAGTACCAAGTGTAGATCCCATTAATGCACCACCAGCAGCCATACCTAAACGATTAGGGGCTGGGCCAACATTTGATTGTGTTTGTCCACCTCGTGCAATAGGATTCATAATATTAGCGTAATTTACTAAATTCTCATAAGGAGCATTAAGTCTAGCTTTTTCCATATCATCCATAGTCTGTCCTACAGAAGTTAAACTAGGAAGTTGTTGTGCAGTTTGTAATTGTCTTCCTCTTTCATTTTCATAAGATTGGAAGGCGTAAGGTAATGCTTTTTCTGCAATACCAGTTGCAACTTGTTGTTGAGAAACTGTACCACCTGGAGTTCTACCTGCTCCACTAAATTGACTAGCTACATTGCTATAAACTTCATTTGCAGCACCAGATATAATAGGAGATAAAAAAGGATTTGAATATTGACCAGCTACAGTTGCAGCTAGTTGTTGGTTAGCAGAACCTGCTAATTGTTCTTGTGCAGCCAAACCAGTTAATGTTGTTTGACTAGGTGCAGCATATGCTGGGCCCTGTCCATAAACTGTTCCAGCTTCTGATATGATTTGATTTAAAGCACCAGTTGATGGTGCCCAAGGATCTGTTGTTATATTAGTAGTATTTCCACCACCGCCACCGCTTGACATTATTTTACTCCTCTTTTTAATGGTTTCTCTAACAATACATGACTCTTAGAGTATTTAAAATTCTTCAAAATTCTTTCCCAACCTGGTCTTGCAATAAGCTCCATTTTATCACAGTTATTTAACGCTGCCCAGACCTCTATTTTTTTTAATAAATGTTGCCATTTTTCTCTGTGTCTACCTGTCATTATACGAATATTAAGGCATCTTTGTAAAGGTCGTACAATAATCTCAGTTACACAGACTCCAAAGTACTTGTTTTTGTTCTCTGAATCCCAGACAATCCATAACTGAAAAAAGCCCTCTAAACATTGTTGTTTAAAGTAATCAGAATTGGCATAGCCGCCAGATCTAATTAAGGCTTTAGTAATATCATTTTCAACTAAATTCCATACAGTTTTAATACTCTCTTTTGGAATACTAATTGCGTCCATTTAAAAATCTATTTCTACTAAGCTAACAGTTCCTTCTACAACATCAACAGTTTCAGATTGAATTTTTAAAATATCTCCAGCCTCTAATACTATTGTTCCTATAGCTCCATTAGATGTAGTTCCTGCTGACATATCTTCATGGTAGAATTCATATGTAATAGAAGCAGAACTATCTGTTATAAATAGTTCTATAGTATTGTTTGTAGCATGTTCGTTTGTCATTTGAATTGTTTTAATTAAAGCAGTTGTATTGGCAGGACAGGTATATACTGTAGTTAGATCAGTAGTATCTAATTTAAAAAAAGCATTTTTATAAGTATTTGCCATATGTGTATTTAGTTATAAACTCATATTCTTCTTCTGTATAGGGAAACATATTATTTAAAATAGCTTAATAGTCCAGTTACCATACCAGCTATAATTAATAATAACCATACAGCACCCTTGCCTTTATTGATGTCTGATCTTAATAATTTTTGTTCAGCTTTAAGCTCTTGAATCTCTCTACAGATAAACTCCAAACTTACATCTGTTGCAGATTTTCTTGGCATTTTATTTTGGTGGTAGAGGTAATGTTACTGCTTGTGCTTCTTCTACAGTAGTTAACCCATTAGTTAAATTTCTTAATAAAGTTCTATAATTCATCCATGCAGATCTCATAGCAGGGTTTAATGGTACATCAGTTAATACAGACCAATCAGAATTAGCAAGTGCTGCATTTCTCTTTTGTCTTAAATCAGTCATAGCCATCTCTAGTTCTACTGCTGGGAATTGTGCTTCAATGTCTTCTTTAGATATAGGAGTTGTTCCATTGTGCCAAGTGATTGTATTGATGTCTTCTCCACTAACAGAAACTTCTGCTGTTGAATTAATTTTTTGAATTGCTTTTATAATATTGCTCATTATGCTAAAATCTCCATTAAAATTATTGTACCCAAATCAGCATTAGGAATATACTGAGCTGTTCCACTAGCACTTTCTGATTTTATTCTTAAACTATATGTAATAGAAGAAGTAGTAGATGGACTGTCATATATTCCAAGAGTTGCTGGTACTTGTATTCTTGCTGTTGCACTCCAAGTATTTCCTATTCCATAAGATTGACCTGATGTTTCAGTAGTGTCTCTAAATATTGTAGCAATACAACCATATCCAGCAGTTACATTATAAAAAGAACCACCAAGAATTTGTATTAAAATTTTATTTGAATCTGAAGATGGTGTAATTGAAGCTGATAAAGCAGTTGTAACAAAAGATGTTGAAGTAGTAGATGTATTTGTCGTTGTTGTAGCAGTAACAACCTGCAAAACCTTACCACCTACTCCAGAGGGTAACGCTGTAATTGCATTTGCTCCTAATGTTATAAGTGCCATATTAATTATTCTCCTTTGGATTGTCAGCTTTGATTTGTGCTATTCTAGCTTTCCAGCTATCCATTCCGTTATCGTATATTTCTTCTAATTGTTTTTCCCAAGCACCATATAAAGATTTTCTAGTTTGTATAATCTTTTGATTGTTCTCATAAGTAGTAGCTTCGGCTTCAAAGGCATCTAGTTGTGCCATTGTAGGTTTAGGAATATCAAGATTCCATTCTTTAATGTAAGCACCTTTGCCATTACTATCGTCTTGCAATAGAACATCTTTAGAGAAGTCTATCTCTTGGTTTGCGTATAGTTTTATTTTAGTTGATATTGTCATAATTATTCTATTAATTTATATGCTAAAAACACACAAGCATCTCCTGTTCCTAATAAACTTGTGCTTAAATCTGCACCACCAGATTTAGAATTTGTTCCTCTTATTTGAACATAATCAGTTGTACCATTTAAGTACACTATATTTTGAACTTGTTGTGCTTTGTGATTTTCTGTTGAAGCACCATCAAATTGCGACCATTGTAAAACTGTTGTACCATTTTTATAAATCTGAATTTGCTCATTACCCCCACTTGTTGCAAATGCTATTTGTGAAAATATATAATAATATGCTGCTTCACTAGGTTCAAATTTTCCTGTAGCTGGATCATATACTCCGTCATCATCAAAATCTTCACTATCAAATAAAACTACTGTAGTTACATTTTGAGCAACAGATTGAGTAGTTATTTTTCTTGCTTGAAAAAATGGAGTATTAACACCAATAGTTTGAAAAGTATTATCTCCTCTTAGGAAAGTGGTAGCATCTTGAGTTCCAGTAGCCGTTAATTTTGCTAGAGATACAGAACCATCATTTAATTTTGCTGTAGTAACAGAACTATCTACAAGTTTAGCAGTAGTAACTGTTCCATCAGTTGGTGTTCCAATACTTAATACATCTCCTAATACTGTAATAAAATCTATAGAATCCGTACCAGTTAAGGCAGAAGCAAATACAATATCAGAACCTGATATAGTGTAGGAATCGGTAGGTGCTTGAATAACTCCGTTTAATGATACTATGCAATTAGCTGGAGTTTGTGGGAATACTGCAACAGCATCTTTAGTTAATGCGTAGGTATCTGTAGTAGTCGCTACGATTGCGTCTAGTACCTGATAATTTCCAATGATGGGTGTGCGTCCGATATATGCCATATTATAATCCTAATGCCTTTAAGTGTTCTTTGGTTAATCCTAATTGCTCCATAATTGCTTTAGCTTCTTGTTTTTTAGTTTCTTTATCTAATTCTTCTTGTGCCATTTCTTGTTCTACAACTGGTATCATAGCTTCTATTTCTGATTTGGAGATAGGTGCTGTTCCATTTTCCCAAACAATAGTATTTATATCTTCTCCGCTAACAGAAACTTCTGCTGTTGGATTTATTTTTTGAATTGCTTTTATAATTTTATTTTCCATTATGCTCCTATCTCAAATGCTGTTATTGATGCTGTATTGCCATTGTTTAAATAAGTAGTTCCAGCAGTAGCACTTTTAAAATAAACTTGATAAGTTGTTGCAGATGTAGTTGATGGGGAATCTAAATATGACATGGCAATAGACTCCCAATTACCACCTTGCTTGTCAGACATTCCTTCAGCAGTTCCTAGATTTGTTGCATCTTTATAAATTGTGTATCTTGCTTGTGAACCTGTATATCCACTTGTTGTACAAACTAAATATATTTTACTAGAAGCAGAAGATGGTGTAATAGATAATGATAAAGTATTTGAGCCTGTAACAAAAGAGGTTGATGTTGTACTTCTTTGAGTTAAATCAGTAGCAGTAACCACTTGTAATACTTTACCAGCACCAGATAACTTAGTTCCAGCTATAGCAGCACTAGCATTAATATCACCATTAACAATAGTTCCATCTACAATCTTTGCAGAAGTAATAATACTATCTGCTAAATCAGCACTTGTTAAAGGTACTGCTGTTGGTTTATTTCCGATAAACGGCATAATTAATTCCTATGTACTAATTGCATCAACTGTGGAAACCCAAACATCTAAAGAACTTGCAGTATCAGAAATTACTTTTAAAGCATCTCCTGATTGAACTACAAATTTAGCTCCACCATCTAATACTTGTAATGCAGAACCTACTGGAATAGGAGCATCTTTAACTAGATAGATGTCATTTGTTCCATCGTTGATATAAACTGATGCGATAACAGAAGTAGCTGCAACATTCGCTACAGAAATACCTACTACAGTGTCGTAACTGTCTGATGTAAATAAAGTTGCTGCTGATGTGCCTACATCGTTGCTTGTGTATCTTCTAAAGTTTTGTGCCATATTTTCTCCTTATATTATAATGCAATTGCCATTGCAATAGCAAATCCGTTTGTTGATTTTGTGTCTATTTGAGTTTGGATAGCTGAAGTTACTCCATCCAAATAACCAAATTCTGTATTACTTACAACCCCTGTTCCAATCTTAGTTGCAGCTATTGAATTTACTGCAAGTGTAATAGTTCCAGATGCTGCTATCGGGCTACCAGTTACTGTAAATTCTGATGAGCCTGAATCTGCTACAGCAACTGACGTTACTGTTCCACCTGAACTTGGAAATACTTGTGTGTAAGATATAGTGCTAGAACCTAGTGTTGCACTAGTATCAGTTGTACATAAATATAAATCATCAGCATTAGCAGATCCTTCTGATATTAATATTAATTGTCCAGCTAATTCTTCTATAGTATCAAATTCTGTATCTCTTGATGCAGCACCTGAAGCTACAACAATATATAAACCATTTTGCGATGCAGTAGATTGATTCTTTAATAATACTCTATCACCAGTTACTAATGTAACACCATCTATAGTATCACCATTTTCTAATTCAGAAGCAATTACAACATTGGCAGTTGAACCTACTCTTGCAACAGCTCTTGTTCTAAGTCCAGCAACTAAATTATCAACATAGTTTTTAGTAGCAGCTTCAGAAGAAGTTGCAGGATCACCAAGTCCTGTAATTGAACCACCAGTTAAAGCTACACTATTTGAGTTTTGTGTTGCAATTGTACCTAAACCCAAAGTAGTTCTTTGAGTAGAAGCGTCTGCGTCATCTAGCAATGCTTTACCAGCAGTTGTTAAATCAAATACTGAGGCTGTTCCTACTCCAGTAAATTGAATACCTTTATTAGCAGCAGAAGTTAATCCTGCAATAGCTTCAAGTTCAGCATCGTATGCTTGGACATTGGTACCAATAGCTAAACCTAAATTTGTTCTTGCGGTAGATGTATTTGTTACATCAGATAAATTATTTGTGGCAGTTAATTTTGTGTTTATTTGTGTTTGAATAGCACTTGTTACTCCTGATACATAACCTAGTTCAGTATCTGTTACTGATGATACAGCAACTTTACCAGAAGCATTGGATATAACAGCTTTACTAGCAGTAAGATCACTAGTTACAATAGTTGTAGCAGCACCTGTAATAGTAGCTTGTTTAGTATTTATTTGTGTTTGTATTGCAGATGTAACCCCATCTAAATAACCAAATTCAGCATTTGAAACTGAGCCATCGTGAATCTTAGCTGCATCAATTGCGGCTCCTGTTACAACTTTAACATTTGTAATTACAGCTTCTGGAATAGAATTATTTGTTGCTGATAAAGCTCCTATAGAAACAGCTATTGTTTCATTTTGTAAGGATCCAGAATCCCACACAACTGTTACTGTTGTATTAGTAGAAAATGTTGTTACTGAAATAGTTCCGTAAATAGTTCCTGTAGTTGATCCTACTGCTCTCACTCTACGACCAACATGGTAGAAAGTTGTTACATCTACACCATCTACTGTAAATGTAGTAGCACTACCATAAGTGATAGTAAAAGCAGAATCGCCATCACCATAAACTACCCATTGAGAATCATTATACCATTCTCTTACGTCTACTAAGACTGCTCTTAATGCATTATTAAGAGTAGAAGGAAGCATACCTTCTTCAATATTTACACCACCTACTTCAGTGTTACTTAAAGCTGTTGTTGAATAGTCTTTTATACCTGTCATTTAAACTCCTAAGACATAAACCAACTAAATACTTTGTCGGTTTCTATATTGTTTTTATTAATTAAACTGTTTACTGATTCTTCCAATTGTCGTTGAAAAAACTCTTGTGTTTCAAAAGAGTATCTAACATTATCAATATCTCTTTCAATAACATCTGCCATTATCTAGTACCTGCTTGACTTGCTATTATATCAATACCTTGAGCATCATTCCACCCTACACCTGCGGAAACTTTAACATTAGCTCTAACATATCTACCAGAGGCTCTTACTGGGTTTATGCCACTAGCATTAGTACTTCCAGAAGTAGATTCTACGACAGTATCAGACAGCTTTTCTCGTGTTTTAATAGTTACAGTAGTAATTGCATCTATAATTGGTCTTACACCTATAATGCTTACTCGTTTACCTGGAACAAGCTCAAGTTCATCTGTTTCAATTTCGGCTTCTAATGGTGTGCCTGAAAAAATAGCTGCTTTAAAATTAGAATCAATTGCACCTAAGTATAACTGTCCACCTGACCAAAAATCTGTATCTAAAGATATGTTAATGTCTTCTAAATTTTCAGATATAACATCCATTGTTTCTACAGTATAGGCACCAAAAAATTGTGTAAAAATAGTAGATGCTCCAATACTAGCATAAGTCCATTTCTGTGTAACATAATTATAAATTATTAAAGAATCTGGATTAGCAGTTGTGCTTCGTTTAGAAACATAAGACCATATAGCTAACTGATTGAAAGGATCCACTGCTGCACTAATACGATCTGTATATGCTTTGTTTAAATCATTATCAAAATGACGATTAACTTTTTCTGCTCCAATAGGATTTAAAGTATCTCCACTAATTTGATAAAAACCATCATCAGAATAAAAGAAAACATTCCTATCATTTTGTGTAACTGTTCTACCATAAACAGCTCCACGATTAGATGATATAACTGAAAATCTAAATACAGTTGCACCACCTACAAAGTCCATACGAATGATTTGATTCTGTCTAAATATATAACCAACTTCACCAGAAGTTATGTGAACAATTTGACCACCTGAACCTGGAAGGTCTTGGTAATCAGCTAATTTAGTTCCTGGTGTCCAAGTAGTAATATCATTAATACCAGACCATTGAACTCTGTTTGTGTTAGTTGGCAAATTTCCTACAACTAAAAAATCTCTAATAACTCCACTTACTCTAAACACTGGTGGAGTACCAGCTGTTGCAATAGCAGACAAATCTGCAAAGTTAGTAGAAGTTCCCATTAAATAATATAACGGATCATCTACGCCATTACTCACAATTACATAATTACCAAATTGAGTAAAAGTAAAAAAATCAGTAGCATCTCCAGTTAAAGATCCTTTTCTAGAAGTAAATGTTCCTGATGCTAATTGATAAATATCTGTTGCTGAAGCAGCAAAGTTAAACACACTATTAGATCCATCTCTAAATGAACCAGCCCCTAAACAAGCAGATACAATTGTATTGCTAGAATAAGGAACTAAACTCTTAACAGGTTTGTAGGATTGTTTTGCGTGATAAACATTCTTAGCTATATTAGCTCCACCTTTAAGATGGTTAGGTTGGTCAGGTAGCCATTCCCCAAAAGGTAATTGCATGATTTACTTTCTTCTATAGAATGATAAATCTGTGCTTACATCACTTCGTTGAGTAACAGGAGATCCACCATAACTATCTTGTCTATCATTGTTTTCACAACGTTCTAAAGCCATTGAATACATATTTAGCCATTGAGCTGTTTGATTGGGATCGATACCACCCAAAAAATTACTTGCATGATAAAGACTACCATACAGATAAACAGCAGGGTGTGCACTAAGCATATAGTTACTAGCAACTGAAGCAGATAAACTATCAAATGCTTTGTAGTATTGTAGTACGCCAGTATACGAGCTATCAGGTGCTGGTGCAAATTTAAATTGTTCTGTGCCATTATCAGACTGTATGGTATAAACTCTTGGTATACCAGAGGTAGATCCACCTTTAGTCTTAAATAAGTTAGCTGGTGTTATGTACTCTAAATTATATTTAGTACTTGAAGATAAGATATAAAAAGATCTTACTGAAATAAATCCTGTAGGAACAGTTACGTTCTCACCATCTATAGTGACATCGTCAATTTGTTCCATCTGTCTTATTCTTAATTTAGCATTAAAATCAGCTTCAGCTAAAGCAATAAAATCTCCAGCTATTTCTGTAGTAAGATCAGATCTATTAAGCCAATTTGCTATGGATGCTTTTAATTCTGTGTATGTATTTAAAGCCATTATAAATTTCCTGAAGCAGTTCTAAAATAACGATATTCGCTACTGTTTAACTTTAGTTTAAGTATCTTACTTCTTTCAACCTTTGGTATTGCAAACCAATTATTAGTTCCGTTATATTCTTTGGCCCAAACAGCTAATACTAAAGTTGGAATACTAGCTACTCGTTTTAAATCTTTAGAAGCAGAATAACCATCTCCTTCATTGTACATCCTTTTATTCTTATCAAGAATAGGATTAACATCTACAGAATTTTTAATAGTTAATTTACCATCAGCTTCAAAATAGTATTGACTACCATCTGCATCTGTCGATCTTAGTATACTCATTACTCAGTTAATTGAGATACGTATAAATTTACAGTTCCAATAACAGCAACTTTTTCACCAGGTGAAACTTTAAAATATTCAATATCATCAGCTGGTACATATACTTTGCTTGTTGTTGCGGTTGGATTTGATCCAAATTCAATATGACAAGAAGCATCTGCAACTACTCTAACGTAGTAAATATTATCAGCAAACGCTGCTGATTGTGCTGAAGTTCCTGAGGAAGTTACTTTTTCCGTTGATTTTACTTGCATTCCTTTGTGCATAATTTTATTCCTTTTATTTAGGGGGTGTTTCCACCCCCAATTTTAATTATCTTCTAATTATAATTGTAAATTCAACAGGTACAGTATTTGCCGAAGCTCCATCAGTAATGATTTCAATTACATCATTTTCTAGGACAGAATTTGCAGCAGTTGGTACTGCAGAATCTACATCACCTGCAGCAGAACTTGTAGTAGCAATTGTAATTGCTCCACCAGTAACAGCAGTTCCGTTGATTTCAGTTGTGATTTCAGCATCAGCAGTAGCAATAGCTCCACCTAATACTGAAGATATTTTAATAATCTTACCAGCATCTGGTGCAACAACATATACAGATCCAGCTGTAGATACGTCTGCCATTTTAACTGATAAGAAATAGTCGTTTAATGTTCTCATTTTATTTTCTCCGTTTGCTTCGTTCTGTCTTTAAGACTTCAAAGACCAAACAAATTGTTATTTGTAAAGGGATGGCAGATTTCTCCGCCACCCCTCTATTTTATATTTATGCAGTAGTTAAGTCAAATACTCCACCAGATGCAGCTTCATTTCTAGAGATCATAGTAAGCTCAGTTAACAACTGTCTTTTCTCTGAATCACCAGTTTTAGATAGCTCATGCATAGTGAAATCTCTTAAGAATCCAACTGCCCAGTAGTCCATATCTAGAACAAAAAGATCTCTATCTCTTTGGAATCTATTTGGAACCACTTCAAGGTCGCCGAAATCAGAAGAATACACGTCAATAGAAGTGTACAATGTCTTGTCTTCCGATGCATCAAATCTAGTTGATCCACCAGTAAAACCAGAGATTTTCTGTTTGTTGAAAGGGCCACACATGATAACAGAAGGACTTCCACCAGAAACCCAAGTACCTTTGATTACTGTTTTAAGTAAATCTTCAGTCAAGGCTCTTTGTGTACCATCATTTCTAGCATCAGATCCATCAGCTGCAGTTGGAGAAGTTCCAGTTGCACCTAAAGAATCATTAGTAGCAATCCAAGCACCAATAGAAGCAAAAGTTCTAGCAGTTGTTGAATTACCAGCAGCTCTTGCTTGGTTAGTCAACAAAGTAGACTCTATATCTCTTTTTAGTTCTTTAGATTTTTTAGCAATTTGATATGCAAGTTCACTTGCTCTACCAGCTTTATCAACTGCTTCTTGAGTACCAGTAGTTACAACAGTCTTATCCATGATCTGTGTGTAGTTACCAATTCTCGCTGTTGCAACAGATGCATCAAGAGTAGCATCGTCACCCTCAATTACAGCGTTGTTTGTAGCAGCTGCTGCTAATGCATCAGTTTGCCATTCGTGAAAAGTGTTCTTTACAGCTTCTCTCGCAGCAGAACTCATAAATGGAGTATCTGTAGGAGAAATGGAGTAAATCACATCTTGTAGGTCTTCCCTAATTCCGACAGCATCATATGTGTCGAATGTGTTTGTTGGTTGTGCCATTTTATTTTCCTTTGTAAGGTTATTTAGTTAACATACCTAAAATAGCAGATTGAGCATCTTGTATACGCCCAGTCTTTCTAAGTTTAGATATTTGGTTCCTTACGACCTCACGTCTAGAGTTATCACTTTTGGAAACACCTGGCTTCATAACTTTAGGAACATTAGTAATTTTCTTCTGTGAAGAAATAGTTTTGTCCTTTACGTTACGATAAGCTAAAGCATCCTTTAGTATCAGTAGAAATCTATGATCTGCTACTGACGAAATTTCCTGATCGTTAAAACCATAAGTTCTTAGCATAGTTTTTACACCAGCCTTAAAGCTATCAGCTTTCTTAGGATCAGAATATTCAGGAATGCGTTCTCTTGCTAGTCTTGTTTGTTCAGCTAAATATTCATTATATTGCCTAGCCTTTTCTTGGCCAACTTTATCTTTTAAAGACCTTACTTTTTCCTGTTCCTGACGCATTTCAAAATCTAGTTTTGCAGCAGAAGAAGGATCTTCATCGTAAAGTTTTTGCAACTCTTGAGTACTTATCTGTTGTCTGGTAATAGACTGTGCAGAAAATAGTGCTTCATCAAGTTCCCTAATTCTTTGGTCGTATTGTTGACGCAAAACACCTTTTTCTTCTTCCACTTGTTTCTTTTCTAATGAAAGAGAATGTGTTTTTTGTCGGTAGTCGGAATCTCTAGAATAACCTGATTTAAGTTCCTCGAGTGTAACCTCTAGCTCTTGACCTTGTACTTTGACTCGGTGGAGATTAGGTTTCTCAATTTCTACTTCAGATACAGTGTTTTCTTCTTTCGTTTCCTCGTTTACTACAGACTCGACTTCTTCTTGAGTTTCTTCAGACGTAGATTGACTCTCTTGAGAAGTTTCCTGTTCCTCAACAGGTTCTGTAGATGGTTCCACTTTAGACTCTAGTTCTGTTTGTCCTTGATCCTGAGTTGACTCTTTTGGAGTTTCAGGTTCAGGATTCAGTAATCCCAAAATCTTACTAGCGGCACCTGTTACTGACTTATCAGCAATTGGCATTGTATGCTCCTTTGTTAACGCTTCTAAGTATTCTTAGATTGGCGTGTTAGTTGTTCTAGCTCCGAGGAAGCTAGCTTACCAGTTTCCATGGCAGTCAACAAATGACCTTTGATTTTATCAAGCATATTAAATGCCATCCAAAGTACTTGTCGTTGCTCATCGTCTTTGTAATTCGTATTAAATATTTCTGTTCGATATTGTTCAAACAGATATTCAAATCCTTCTTTCAATAAGGGATCGTCTAAGAGAGCTTTAGCCCTCGTTCCCCTGGTCACTTGTTGGTGTAGGTTGTTGTCCATTATCTCCTTTGAAAAACTTTTGTTGTCCTTCCATTATCTTTTTAAAGATATCTCCAGACTGTTTAACTTGTTGACTTTCTACCAC